CAACCGTGTCATGGCCGCAACGACAGCAACTAATATCGTTTGGATGGATTGGTAGTTTTTGTTTTTTTGCAAAGGCATTTTGCTTATGACAATCTGCTAATGCACGGCAACGTTGTTAAACGTAGCCAAAGCGGTTAAGAACCGTTCCCACAACTGGAGGCCGAAAGGTCAATGTTGGCGATTAACCTCTACGCGCTCCATGGCGATAAATGGATAGCTTAGCTATGTAGAGATAATCAAGTTTTTTAATGCAGTCTCCTAACCGCGCCACGGCGATAAGTGGATGGCTAAGGAACGTCGAGAGACAGTGCCGAACCCCATTAACGGAGAATTGAATGAGTGAGCAAGGTCCAGTAGTAAGAGATACAGATTACTTTTTAGCAAACCAAAATGAATACGATGCTTTAAGTGAAGAACAGATAACAGAGCTTCTTACCGAAGGTGTGATTACTGTAGGCGATACCAATATCAGCGATTCGCCGAACGCTGACAAACCACAAGATGCAGATGATTCAAAAGGTGGCGATGAGCAAGTAGTGGATGAGCAGGCTGATTTAGGCGCAGAACCAAAAGGAATTTTGAGTAAGGATGGACAACACGTCATTCCATTCTCAAGACTGACGGAAGCGCAAGAAGAGGCGGCGAGATTTAAAGAGTTAGTAGCATCACAGCAGCAATTGATCGAGAAGCTAACAGCAGCTAAAGAGGCTGATGTAGGTACAGGCGATACAAAAGCTCAAGATGATGTACTTGCAGAGTTACGTACAGAGTTCCCAGAACTCGCGGAAAAGTTAGCGCCAGCCATTTCAAAAATGGTGGAACAAGGTGTTAGCGCAACCATGGCGAAACTTGATTCTTTAATCAAACCATTGCAAGCAAATGCGGAAGAATCCGCAGCGGATAAACATTTTAATGCTATTCGTGCCGTACATAGTGACTTTGACACCTTGATGGAAGGTGACGCAGTAGATAAGTGGATTGATAAACAACCTACTTTCTTACGTGGTCGTTTCCAAGAGGTGTTACAGAAAGGCACTGCTAACGAAGTAACTGAATTGCTTAATGCTTATAAAGAGGCAAATAGCACTGCTGTTAAAGAACCTAGCAAACAACTTAGCGCTGATGAACTAAAGGCGGCGGCTAAGAGCGTTGTTGATAAAGCAAAAGGCGAAGTGAGAGCGCCGAGTAGTTTATCTGATTTTCCAGTTGGGGCTAACCCATCTACAGATGAATTAACGGCACTTGCAGATCTAAGCCCAGCCGCTTTATTGGGATCGTTTGAAGGCAAAACGCCCGAACAAATCAATGCAATAGTAAGTAAGTTAATTTAATTTTTTAAAACCGCCCCGTTGTGATAACGCGGCTTATCCCGTAGAAGGAGATTGTCATGGGTCAAACCACAATTGCTTATGGTTCGCCACAAGCTGTAAAACTGCAATCAGCAGGTTTGTTCGCTGCAAATATGCAACGTCCAACAATGATTAACCGATTAACCGGTAAGCTTTCTCAGCAAGCAAATGCTGAGGCGAATCTTCGCTTTCAATCTAGCAACGACTATCCAGTAGTGCGTTGTATGGACCTTACAAAATCAGCAGGCGATGAAGTTACGTTTGACTTGATTAACCCAATTGGTGGCATTCCTATCATGGGTGAAGAGAACGCCGAGGGTAAAGGCGATTCAATGGACTTCTCGCAAGATAAATTACGCATCAATCAGGCGCGTAAACCTATCTCAGCTGGCGGCTCAATGACGCAACAACGCACACCGCATCAATTGCGTAGCTTGGCACGTTCATTAGCTCAAAACTATATGACGCGCTTAGAGGATCAGTTGTGCTTAACGCACTTAGCTGGTGCTCGTGGCTTTGCTAACGATATCGAGTGGGCAGTGCCAGTAGCTTCTCATTCTGAGTTTAACAACATTGTTGTGAACACAGTAAAAGCGCCAACTAAAAACCGCCATTTCCGTTCTACTGGCTCAGGTATTGAGGCGATTGCTGCAACTAGCAATGAACACACTATCGCTACAACTGATGTGATGAATGCTGATGTAGTTGATGCCATCCGTACATTGCTAGACGGTATGCCTTTACCACCTCCAACAGTGAAGTTTGCTGATGACCAGATGAGTGAAGATGTGCCAATGCGCGTGTTAATGGTTTCAAGTGAGCAATACACCTCATTTGTTCAATCAACCAACTTCCGTACATTACAAGCAAATGCGATGGCACGCGCTCAAATGTCAAAAATGAACCCAATCTTCTTGGGTGAAGCTGGCTTATGGAACGGTATTTTGATTGTGAAAATGCCTAAACCAATCCGTTTCTATGCTGGTGATCCAATCAACTGGTGCGGTTCAACTACAAGCATTACGGAAACAACGACAGACCTTGTGCCTGCTTCATTCGGTACAACACATGCGGTTGACCGTGCAATCTTGTTAGGTGGTCAAGCATTAGCCGAGGCTTACGGCAAGGCGCGTCAAACTGGCAATCCTTACTTCTGGTCTGAGAAAGAGTTGGACCATGGCGATAAGCTTGAAGTATTGATCGGCATGATTAGTGGTAAGAGCAAAACACGCTTCTTGATTAACCACGGTGACGAGAAGCAATACACCGACTACGGTGTTATGGCTATCGATACTGCGGTTCGTATCGCAGGCAAATAG